GAAGTCATTGGAACTGCGCCGTGACATCGAAAAGTCAATCGGTGACACAGACGTAGCCCGTGACGGTTCAGACCCTCGTAAGTCAGCTTCACTGACTTGCTGGATGACCAATGGCTCAGTTGGTGCAACTGGTTCATTCGCAACTGGCGATGGCACAGACACCATCACATCAGGTACTGCTCGTGCGCTGACACTTGCTCTTATCGAAGATGGGATGCAGGACGCATGGGAAGATGGCGGTTCACCGAAGATGCTGGTAGGTTCTGCAACCAACCGTGCAAACTTCTCAGACCTGTCAGCTACTGGCAATCTGGTGTCTAACGATGTCAACATGACACAGGCGAAGGCAACTACTTATGTTGGCTCAACCTCTGTTTACCTGACAGACTTCGGCACATTGGACGTTGCTCCATCACGCTTCATGGGCAATGACCGGATGTTCCTGATTGACCCAGACTTCGCATCACTATGCACCCTGAAAGGCCGTAACTTCGCTGAGAAGGAAATTGCCGCAACAGGTGACGCAGACAAGATGCAGTTGATCACTGAATGGTCATTGAAGGTGCAAGCACCGAAGGCACACGCTGTAGTTTACGACCTGAACGGTTCGTAGGCATCGAAATAGCAGAGAGGGGCAGGCAACTGCCCTTCTCCCTTTTGGGGGAAGCATGGATAGAATACTAAAGATAGACCCGCTTACTGGCACTCAGGTCAAGATGAAGCAGGGGCGCTACGGCGACACAGTTATCGAGCAGAGCCAGACTTTCGACAAACTGTTGAAGATTAACAAGCACATGGCTGACGATTGGCGCTATGGGCAGATGACAGGCACACAGAAGCACATGGCTCATGTGGCGGAAATACCGAATGTGCTGTATAATGAGCTGGTGCAGAAGTTCGGCAGACCTGCTGATAATCCGAAGGCTTGGAAGCAGTGGCTGAACAGTAACGAGAACAGAGTGTTTAGAACAGGCGGCGGTCACTTATGAGCATTACTAGCTACGCAGATTTGCAGTCATCCATCGCCAACTTTATGGCGCGGAGTGACTTGACCACACAGATACCTGAGTTCATCCAGTTGGCTGAATCACGCATGAGCCGTGAGCTAGAGACACGCGAACAGGAAAAGCGTTCTCAAGCTACGCTTACTGCGGGTGATGAATATATAGCGCTTCCCAGCGATTTCCGCGAGGTGCGCGAAGTAAAGATAAACGCATCACCAACACGGGTGCTAACTTATTACAGCCCGTCTGCCTTGGACAGTATGTATTCTTCAAATGGCACAGGGATGCCAGAGGGTTACAGCATTGTTGGGTTGGAGATGAAGCTCCGGCCTATTCCTGATTCTGCGTATGTTTCTGAGATTGTATATATCGGTTCACTACCCTCTCTCAGCGCGACTGTAACCCCCACATTGTTCCTCAGAAGCCCCGACCTGTATTTGTACGGTGCGCTGGCAGAGGGATATGCCTATCTACTGGATGAGGCTAGAGCCGCACAGTATGATCAGAAGTTCACCAGAATCATGGAAGAGATTAAGGTGGACGAACAGAGAAGCCATTATGGCACAGGTTCTTTGACAATCAAATCAGCATATTCACAGCAAAACGCACAAGCGGAGAGATAACCATGTCAGCAATGAGCGACTATTTAGAGAACGAGATTCTCGACCACATCTTAGGTACTGGTGCTTACACCATGCCGTCAACAGTTTACGTTGGCCTAGCGACGGCATCATTCAACGATGACCATTCAGGCACAGAGCTTTCCGGCTCAGGGTATGCCCGTCAGTCAGCGGCTTTCAATGCGGCGGCTTCCGGCACAGCCGATAACAGCGCGGCAATCGAGTTCTCAGCGGCTACAGCAAGCTGGGGTACTGTTAGCCACTTTGGCATCTTTGACGCAAGCACAGGTGGCAACCTGCTTATTCATGGCGCATTTACCACCGCGAAGCTGATTGATACAGGCGATATTCTGAAGATTTCTGCTGGCGACTTAGACATATCAGCCGACTAGGTGTAGGCCATGCCGACAGGTACTCCCAGCCTAGACAACTTTACTAAGAACAATATCGACACGCTGACTATATCGCTAGACAGCGCAGATTTTCTTACGCAGGTTGACTGGTCAAATCCAACGCTAGAGCAGTTGGATGCTTGGGGTACAATGGACGCTCTGGATGGCTTCGGCAATCTGGAGCAACTTGCCGACCTTGATGTAAAGCATTTCATTGGTTCTGCCAGCCTTGCTGTGACAGCCGCAGGTGCTGTGCAGTTTGCCATTGAGATGCCAGCCGCTGTTTCTATCTCCGCAACAGCGACATCGGATAACACACGCATCAGGGAAATGGCTGGGTCTGTTACAGGCGCGGCGAGTTTCTCTGCTGTTATTACGCCCCTGAGGCAGGTCAGCAGTTCTGTCAGTGTGGCAGTTACGGCGGCAAATGACTACACACGAATAAGGACGGCAAGCGCCTCAGTTAGTGCGGCGGTTACAGCCACATCAAAAAGCAACTTTGTGTATGTTATGTCAGGCGCGGCATCCACTGCCCTGACGACAACAGCCTCAGCAAATGGTATATTTGCTATGGCAGGCACACCGTCCGCCAGCATGACCACCACATCAACAGCCAAGATACTTGGCGAAGATTGGGGCAATGTTGCGGTTGGTAATGAGATTTGGACAGACATTTCGGTTGGTAGTGAGATTTGGTCACAGCCAACTGTTAGCACAGCAACATGGGCGCAGATATGATACAGTTCGGCGAATGGCTACCAGACCAACCAGACTATATGAACTCCGGCGTTGTTGAGGCAACCAATGTCGTGCCGCAAGCCAGTGGTTATGCGCCCCTGAACGAGTTTGTTTCTTACTCAAATTCTGCGTCAGGAACAATAAAAGGTATCTTTGCCGCAAAGGATAACAGTGGAAACATCAAGCTGTTCTCTGGCGATGACACAAAGCTGTATGAGTTCAACTCCGGCACATCAAACCTAGACGACATCACAAACACTGGCGGCAACTATAGCCTAACCTCTGGTGAGCGCTGGCGTTTTGTGCAGTTTGGCGACACTGTTATCGCCGCTGGTGGTGTTGGCGAGAACTTGCAGAAGTTTCAGCTTGGCACGGACAGCAACTTTGCAGATCTTTCCGGCACACCACCAAAGGCAGACTTTCTGACGGTGGTTCGTGACTTTGTGTGGACAGGCAATATTGATGAGGGTTCAGGCCGTGTTCCATATCGCGTAAGATGGTCAGGCTTCAGCGATGCGACAAGCTGGACATCCGGCACAAACCAGTCTGACTTTCAGGACATCCCTGACGCTGGGAACATCACCGGCATGGTGGGCGGAGAATACTGCACCATCCTGATGGAACGGGCGATTGTGCGGGCTACATACAGCGGCTTGCCTCTGGTGTTCCAGTTTGACAAGGTTGAGACAGCTAGAGGCTGTCAGGTATCTGGTTCTGTGTGCAATGTAGGCCACATGATTTTCTATCTATCAGATGACGGTTTTTATGTCTTTGATGGTTCTCGCTCCAACCCGATTGGTGCTGAGAAGGTGAACCGCTTTTTCTTCGAGGACTTTGATTTCAGCCAAAAGGACAAGATGACCAGCACTGTTGACCCGCAGAGGCAGTTGGCAGTTTGGTCTTATGTGTCCAACAATGCGCTGACAACAACCCCTAACAGACTGTTGATATACAACTATGCACTGAACAGGTGGTCTATTGCTAATGTAGACGCTGACTTAATTGCGCCGTTCTTTACAGCCGGATATACGCTTGAGGCTCTGGACAATATCAGCACAAGCGTTGATGCTTTGCCAGCCTCATTGGATAGTGCGCTGTATAAGGGCGGTCAGTTCCTGTTTGGCGGCGCTCTGGGGAATAAGATATATGCCTTTACTGGCGACCCCATAGACGCAACCATAACAACTGCCGAGACATCTTTATCGAAGGGCAAACACGCCATAGTTACACGGGTTTACCCTTACCATGAAGGCGGTAGCACCACTATGGAGATTGGCACAAGAAACCTGCACAGCGGCGCGGTAAACTTCTCCAGCGCGGTTGCGCCAAATGCCAATGGCTTTGCCCCCTTTAGGGAACAGGGCAGGTATCATCGTGTCAGGTTCAACATTAGCGGCTTGTGGAAGGTTGCTCATGGCATTGATGTTGAGGCTAGGGAGATAGGTCGCAGATGACAATCTCAGAGCGCACTACTAATTTCAGAACCCTTAATCCTGTTACAGCCACCACGCGAGAAATCGCTGAAGTGCTGAACCGCACTATTGAGGGCGGCCTCAACAGCGTTGGCTACGTCACTTTAGGCGCAAATGTTACGGAAACGACTGTGAGTGAGCCTCGTTATAGCGTGGAAAGCCTAGTGTTTTTCTGTGGTGTTGACCACGACCCTTGGCATCACAACCCTTATGTGAAAGGCACTAGCACAAACGGAACTATGGTGATTGGACATGACAATCAAGGACACACAGCAAGATTTGCATATCTCATCATCGGCTGATGAGTTTGAGCGATGCGCTGACTACATACAGGCGGCGCTAGTATATGCAGGGCATAGTCATACGTTACAGGATGTGTGGCAAGCGATAACGAATAACCGTGCGGCATTTTTTCCTTTGGAAAAATCTGCTATAGTGGTGGAGATAGTTGACTACCCTCAAAGAGCTACCTGCCGGATATGGTTAGCAGGCGGTGAGATGGAAGAGCTTATAGAGGCGGAGAAAAAGGTAAGCATCTGGGCAAGAGGTCAGGGATGCGATTCAATGGAGATTATCGGGCGCAAGGGCTGGGAGAGACAGCTAAAAGATTATCAGCCCACAGCAACCATATTGGTGAAGGATTTGTAAGATGAGTAAAGGCGGCGGTTCACAGAGAACAATCACGCAGACAACAGCACCAAGCAAGTTTGCCCAGCCATTTATCGAATATGGTATGGAAGAGGCAAAGGACTTATACCAGTCTGCACGGCCTCAGTATTACCCTAAAAGCACTGTAGTTGGTTTCAGCCCTGAGACACAGATGGCTCTGTCCGGCTACCGTTCAGCCGCCACCGCTGGCTCACCTATGATACCAGCCGTACAGCAGGCTGTTATGCAGAACCTGACAGGCACTAACCCGCTTCTCCAGCAGGCTTTACAGCCAACCATTGCGGCGGCTCTAAACCCCGCGCAGATGTCAGGGCGTTACGGCTCAGGATACGCACAGAAGGCCGTTGCAGAAGCTGTAGCGCCTCTGGTATATCAGGCACAGCAGGCGGCTATCCAGCAAGCTCCAGCGGCGCGTGAGTTCGGCTTTGCTGACTTGCAGACACTGGCGCAGGTGGGCGCGGCTCGTGAGGCTCAGGAACAGGCAGAACTGGCGGCAGATATCGAGCGCTTCCAGTTCCAAGAGGCACGGCCTGCACAGAAGCTGGCTGATTACCTTACTATGGTTCAGGGCGGTTCTGGTGCATTGGGTGGCAGAACAATTACCCCGCAATATCGTCAGCCTGCCGCTGGATTCTTCGGCGGTGCATTATCAGGCGCACAGATGGGTGCTGGAACTCCATTTGGAGCTATGGGCGGGGCGGCTATGGGTGGCATAGCAGGTTTATTAGGAGCTTAACATGGCTGATAGATTCGGCATTAGAAACCCCCTTCTTTATGGCAATGTACAGCGTCCACTAGCCACTCAGTTTCTGGGGCTGGCAGATCAGACTGGCACAGGCGCTCCTATTGGCCAAGGTCTAATGCCATTGCGTCAGGCCGTACTTCAACAGCAGATGCGCCCACAGCGCACAGCGGCACAGCAGATGATGGCTCTGCCTACACGCATACAACAGCAAGCTCCGAAAGCTCCGCCGTCACTGAGTGACCGTATCTCCGGCATGATGCCTAAAGCTGGCACACCACAGGCCGCTGGTCTAGGTGCGGCAGGCGCAAAGATGCTACAGCTATCAGGTTGGTCAGATAGGCCAGTTGCTATGAGCCAGATACTAGGTGAAGCGGCTCAGGCTTACACCACGGCTAGAAAAGAGACAGCGGCAGAGCAAGCGGCTACGCTTCAAGCCCAGCAAGAGCTAGAGCGTCAGAGAGAGAAGGATGCGTTAGAGAGAAAAAATATCCTCTCACAGATAGCCGAGAGGGAGAAGCCAAAAGCCCCATCAATAACATCAGTGTTTGATCCTGAAACAGGCAGAGAGGTTAAGGGCTACTTTAATGATTCCGGCAGATTTATTCGCGTTGGCGGTGTTAAAGCTGAAGATACAAAAACAGGCAAACCATCTGGTTTTGTCGCCGTTTACGATAAGCAAGGTAAATTTGTCAAAAATGTTAGGGAAGGTTCTCCCGAAGCAGACGAATTTGCTAATAAAGGATTCAGAATAATTGAAAGCACACAGCTTACTGGCGGCAAAGGTGACGTTGGCATAACAACATCTGTTAAAGGCAAAATACAAACAGACATAAAAGATTTGGAGCAGGCGCGTTCAGGTTTGGTGAATATTAGGGAAAGTTTTGACCCTAGTATGCAGACATTCGCAACACGCGGTGAGGCTTACATTTTAAGCATACTAGAAAAAGGCGGAGTTGGATTAAGTCGCGATGAAGAACAATTAATCTCTGATGTTTCCGCTTACAAGCAAAATGCTTGGGATGCGGCGAACAGATACATTAAGTATCTTACTGGCGCACAAATGTCTGAGGCTGAGGCTCAAAGAATATTGAAATCCTTCCCAGATCCGCGATTGGGTTTGTTTGAAGGTGATTCTCCCACTGAGTTTAAGAGAAAATTGGATGATGCCATATCGCAAGTGGAAGCCTCTTTGGCAAGAAACTATTACTTCTTAAACAAGGGTTTCGACATTAAATTAGACACATCTGCTGACCCTGAAAAGGGTGAGGATAATGTTATTTATGTAGATGACAAAGGCAGAAAAGTTGACTTAGGTGATATGGATTACCTGAGAGATAAAGAGGCTAGATCCATCTCTAAGAAGTATGAAGCCCCTGAGTTCGACTACATGAGCGATGATCAGAAGCTAGACGCTATCGAAGCTGAAGTAGAAGCGTTATTTAGCTCGGTTATAGGAGCATAAATTGGCTGAAAAATCTCTTTACGAAAAATTTAAAGAAAGACAGGCGGCAGGTAAACAAGCTGAAAAGGCTGATAAGGAAGCCGCACAAGCCCCAGCAAAAAAACCAGTCCGTGACGTAGGCATGGCGGAAGATATCGCCAAGTCTTTAGGGTCTGGCGTTGCTAGGGTGTTGCCTTCTATCTTTGGCATGGGCGGTGATATTGAGTTACTTTCTCGTATGGCGGCGGGCGCGGAAACAAGGGGCGCAAAGAAATACACAGAGGAAGATATAGCTCGTATGCCTTCTGGTATGCAAAAGGCGATTAGGGAAGCTCAGGCAAGGCCAATGCCAGAAATGACAGCTCCAACAACCCTGCCGACATCACAGGAAGTTTTTACAGGGTTAGAAAGAACAATTCTCCCAGAGGGTACACTTACCTATCAACCAAAAACTAGAGCAGGCCGAGTTGCTCAAACAACAGCGGAATTTGCTGGCGGCGGCGCTATGGGTAGAGCGCCAATAAAGGGTGCTTTGATGTATGGCACGGCGGCAGGCTTGCCAACAGGCGTTTTGTCAGAAGTTGACCCTACATTAGGCATGGCGGCTGGGTTAGTTGGTGGCACAACTGCTGGAGCTATCGCATCTCGTAGAAGAGGTGTAGAAAAACTTCTTGGTGACGTTGTTGGTGAACAGACCCCGCAAGCTATAGCTGAAGCAAAGAGGTTTCAGGAAAGAGGCAGGCAAATAGGCGTTCCCTTGACAGCGGCTGAGAGCATGGAAGCCCCAGCCCTTCGGACATTAGCCGCATCAGTTGCCGCCAGCCCAGAGGGCGCAGGTATTATATCACGCCAGATCGCCAGCCGTCAGCAAGCTATACCGCAGGCCATAGAGCGCGGTATATTAGGCATTGAAGAAGCCCCCACAGAATTGCCCGCCACAGTTCAGAGAGAGGCTGTAGAGGCCGCAAAGGGCGCTGTCCAAAGGGCGCAAGACATAAGAACTGGCAAAACAACTGCCCTATATGAGGCGGCTAAAGAGCAAAGCCTAGAGGCCGCCCCACTTGCCGCTATCGTAAAGCAGGCTAAGGAGATGAAGAAAACAGTCGGCGCAGATACTCGCGCAGAAATAGACAGGTTTATCAACAGGATCACAGAAGTAAAGACTGTAAACAAAAAGAGGGTGAGAGTGCCGATTACCAATGTTGGTAGGCTAGAGAGTGAATACAGAGCTTTCAGGGATCGCATCAACTTAGATCCGAGTAAAGTTGCGGATGCCCCTACAAAAGAAGCCAGCGCCACATTGAGAGGCTTAAACAAACAGTTAGACGAAGCTCTTCTGTCTAACGAGAACATTGCTGAGGCTAGAGCCATATTTAAAGAGGCCACGCCGGAAGTTGTGAGGGTAGTGGATGACAGTGGTTTGAGAGCTATATCTGCTTTAAAGGCAGACGCAGAAGATACAGCTATAAACATTGTTATGGGCGGAAATCCTTCAGCTCAAAAAATAGCTTCTTTGTCCAAGAGCTTAAATGCTCAGGACAAAACTGTTATGCCAAAGTTGGCTAAGAGGTGGATGGAAGTTGCGGCAGATAATGCTCAAAAGATAACCACAAAAGGCCAAGTTCCTTTATCTTCTGGCGTTAAATTCGTCAAGGCTGTTCGCGGCACACCAGAAGGGCAAGCCGCTTTAAACAGTCTCTTGGACGGTGTTGCTGATGCTAAGGGTCTTGATGCAAGCCAAATGAAGCAAGGCTTCAATAATATGCTGGATGTATTACAGCGCACAAACCTTATTGATGCTTTTGGTAGCCCTACGCAAACAAGACAGGCCACAGAAGCGGCTATAGGGGAATCGGTTGGGCTGTTACCTAAAGCGCTTCAGTTAGAGCTTACAGCGCCCACAGCAAAGGTAGGCCGCGCCCTACAGCGTAGATCTGTTTCCAGATCCTATCAGCAAATAGCCAATGCAATGGTTGCTGATGATGCTGTGGACGCGATTATGCGCTTGGCTCTTTTAGACCCGCAGTCCAGAAAAGCGCAAAACATTGTGGCTAATATTATCAACCCAGCTAGAGAGATAGGCCAAATAGTACAGCCAGAGCAAGAAGTTGGCGGCCTATTAGCAGAGTGATCAGAAATATGATATAAGTAACGGACACCCGTTAGGAGCAAGAAATGGCAAAGAACTCTATCACGGACTACGACAACATATCGGGCAATAACACCGATGTGCAGTCAGTGGACATATCAGAGGGCTGTAGCCCCAGCGGCATCAACAATGCTATCCGCGAGGTTATGGCTGACCTAGCCGATGTAAATGACGGCACAGTGGCGCTCACAAGCCCGCAGGCTGGCAGTTTGACTGTCACTGGCGACCTGACCGTAGACACTAGCACACTGCACGTTGACAGCACGAATAATCGGGTAGGCATTGGGACGACTTCGCCTAGCGCAAAACTGCAATCTATTACGCTTACTGGTACAAATGCAATCTTGGCTGTTGGTGCTGACACTGATGGTTTTGCGGATGTTGAGATAAAATCAACAGGTTCTAATGGTGCATCACGCCTGTATTTCTCTGACACTGCCGCAAAATCTGGGCTATTGCGTTATAGTCACAATACAGACTCAATGGAATTTACTACCAACGGTGCGGAACGTATGCGTATCGACAGCAGTGGCAACGTGGGCATCGCGGCTACATCTCCTAGCGTTAAAATTGATGTGGTTGGTTCTGACACTATTGATAGTAATGCTAACACATCCGCAAGATTTCGTGCGTCTCTTACATCAGGGGCGGACGCTGGTGTAATTATTGGCTCATTAAATGGCAATACACCGTTTATCGGGACTGATGGCGGTAATGCGAGTAGTGTTCCTTTGACGTTCAAAACTGAAAACACTGAACGTATGCGTATCGACAGCAGTGGCAATCTGATGGTGGGGGGTACATCATATTCTGGACAAGGCACATCAATATCCCACCCAGATAACAGTGGTAACTTTAGCATTTTTTCTGGTAGTGGCACAGGTTTTCAATGGCGTTTTGGCAATGTTAGCAATGGCGTTGTTGGCAGTATAACAACATCAACATCAGCTACATCCTACAATACATCATCAGACTACCGCCTAAAAGAAAACGTCACTGACATCACTGGCGCAACTGAACGGCTAAAGCAACTTAACCCTGTCCGCTTTAACTTTATTGCAGATGCGGATACTACTGTTGATGGCTTCCTAGCACATGAGGTTCAGGACGTTGTACCAGAGGCAATCACTGGCACTAAGGATGCAGTGGATGCTGATGGCAATCCTGTTTATCAGGGCATTGACCAGAGCAAGCTAGTGCCGTTGCTAGTGGCAACCATACAGGAACTTGAGGCTCGTATAGCCGCATTGGAGAGTGCATAATGCCGAAAGATAAACTTAGCGATTACAGCGCCACCAACGCATCCAACACGGATGTCGGTGGGGTCAACATTGATGAGGGTATGCTACCCAGCGCGGTGAATAACGCACTGCGGGAGCTTATGACGCATCTCAAGGACTTCTCAGACGGCACTAGCGGCATTGATGTGCTTACCCTAGCCGATGATGACGCAAGCCACTCTATCAAGCTCCAAGCGCCAGCAACGGTAACAACCACAACCACCTTTACCCTGCCGGATGGCGATGGTACGGCAGATCAAGTGATTAAGACCAACGGTTCTGGTACACTGGCATGGACAAGCCTGTCCGGCGGTGCTGGCTACTTTCAGGGCGAGAACGGTGCGACAGGTGACACCACTAATGGCAAGGGCGATATCTTTCGGGTGCATGAGCAACAGCTAGACACAGATACCACCATTGCGGCTGGTGATAACGCTGGGGCTTTCTTTAGCCTGACAGTGGCAACAGGGGTTACATTGACTGTCAATGGCAACTTGGTGATAGCATGAGTACATTAAAAGCAGATACAATCGTAG